ATAAATTCTTTGACAAATTAAAAAACGAAGAATGGAAATACGATGCACAGAAAACATCTTATATGATTTCACATGAACTATTTAATAATGAAGATAAAGATCAAAACAGAAGAGCTTTGTTTGGTAAACAAAAAAGATTTCCAGGTCAAGATGATGAGGGTAATTATTTCAAGGCAATAAGAACTGCAAGAATACCTTTACATATTTTTGAAAAACCAGANGAAGTAAAAGAAACTATAGAGATAGAAAGTCAAGANAATATNGTATGATTTATAAATATTATGGTCCTCCAGGTACAGGTAAGACGTATAAATTAATTAGTAGAGCCAAAGCTTATGTCAGAAAATATAAAATACCTTTGCATCGTATAGGTTATTTTGCTTTCACTAAGAAGGCTGCAGAAGAAGCAAAACAAAGAATGCCATTTGAAAATAAAAAATTAAGATATTTTAAAACACTTCATGCTTTAGCATTTGAATGTATTAAAGTTGATGATTTAAATATTAGTCAAGAAGATATTATGCAACCCTATCACTACGAAGAGTTTGGTAAAAAATTAAATCTTCAAGTAAAATTTTATGATAGGTATAATAAAGACGAATCTTTTTATTTAGGTTTTGAAAATCCATATTTTCAAATAATAAGTAGAGCAGTAAATAAATGTACAAGTATTAGAAAAGAATTTGATTTAGAAGAACACGATCCAAGAAATGTAAATTGGAAACAATTAGATCATATCTACAATAACTTATTGGAATATAAATCTAAAAAGAAACTATTAGATTTTAATAACATAATTCAAATTTTAACAGATCAACCTGAAAACATACCAGAGTTTGATGTTATATTTATTGATGAAGCTCAAGACCTTTCACCATTACAGTGGAAACTATTTGATATTTTAAAAACAAAAACTAAAGATATTTATTTAGCAGGTGATGATGATCAAGCTATATTTGCGTGGGCCGGTGCAGATGTGAAAAGATTTATTGCAGAACCTGCAAAAGAAAAAACATTAATCTATTCAAAAAGAGTATCTAAATCAATTCAATTACAATCTACTGTACCTATCAATAATATTGTAGGTGCTAGAAAATTAAAAAAGTATTACCCTAGAAACTATCAAGGTAAATGTGAAGAGATATATAATTTAGATGAGATAGATTTAACTAAAGGTAAATGGTTAATTATAACTAGAACAGTATCTAAGCTTTTAAAAATACAAGATATGTTAATAGAGAAAGGTTTATATTTTGAAAGTAACAGAGGTAAAAGTATTAAAGTTACAATGTTTAATGCTATGAATAGTTACAATGAATGGCGTAAAGGTAAAGAATTAACGGAAGAAGAATTAAAAAATATAAAAAATTTTACAGGAGATGTAAAACTAAATAAAAACAAAACTTGGTTTGATGCATTTAAGTTAGAAGAAGATGTTAGTAAAGAATATTTATTACGTCTTTTAGAAAACAAAGAAAATTTAAAAGAACCTGCAAGAATATGGTTATCAACTATACACGCTATAAAAGGTGGAGAGCAGGACAATGTGATTCTATGTTTGGATATGGGCAAAAAAATTATTGAAGCCATAAAACAAAGTCAAGACAAAGCAGATGAAGAACATAGAGTTTGGTACGTAGGAACTACAAGAGCACGTAACAATTTATATAAAATAAAACTAAACACATCAAGAAAGGGTTACCAGTTATGACAAATAAAGATATGTTTGATCAAGCATTTCCACAAGATAAGCAGATAGGTGGGAGTCACTACAAAGACTTTCACATACAGCCGTATGAATTCATTTCTAAGAATGAACTTTCCTTTTTCCAGGGAAACGTTATAAAGTATGTGTGTCGTTATAAAAATAAAAATGGCATACAAGATTTAGAAAAGATAATTCATTATTGTGAATTAGAAATAAAGAAGATGAAAGACATGGAGAAAAAGAAATGAATAGAAGTTATGTAGACATCGGACTTTTAACTGCAATATCATTAGCAACTTACTTGGTAACAAAAGTATTAATATGAATATTAAAGACCACTTAATAGTGAAAGATAATTTTTTTGATAATAATATATACAAAGAAATAATTTTAGATATATCTAAATTAAAATTTACTAATAGATATAAATTAGTTTCTGAAGATATTAAAAATCTTTATCAAAAAATATATTTTGAAGCGCCTTTGGACACTAATCATTTTGCTGTAAAAGAAGTTTTAAGAAAATTACTAGAAAATTATTCGTTAGATTTATTAAATCACGAGCACTCTTATTTTTTAAGCACTAAACATAAAGAACCTACTCCGCATAATGACGAATCTAGTGATGTAAATTGTTTGATATATTTAAAAGGGGAATCTTTTTTAAACAGCGGAACAGCTTTTTATGATTATGATAAAGAAAAAGATCAATACATAATTAATAGACATATAGGTTTTAAAGAAAACAGAGCAATAATTTTTGATTCTAGTATATTTCATGCATCTCTTCAATTTAATGCAGGTGCTACATCAAGATATGTGATGGCAAATTTTCTTAAATATAAGGATAAAAAATGATAGTAGCACAGACAGAATGGGTAGTACCTACAGAGTATCCTGATCTAAGATCAGCAAATGAAATTGCAATTGACTTAGAAACACGTGATCCAAATTTAAAAGAAACAGGTTCAGGTGCAATCGCCGGTGATGGTGAAGTAGTAGGTATAGCTGTAGCAGTAGATGGCTACAAAGGATACTTTCCAATTGCTCATGGTGAAGGACCAAACATGGATCGTAAGAAAACTTTAGAATGGTTTAAAGATGTTTGTGAATCACCTGCTACAAAAATATTTCATAATGCAATGTACGACGTATGTTGGATAAAAAATTTAGGTATAAAAATCAATGGTTTAATAATAGATACCATGATTGCAGCCAGTCTTATAGATGAAAATAGATTTTCATTTACACTTAATACTTTGTCTTGGCATCATTTAGGTGAAGGTAAAAGTGAAGCAAGATTAATCGAAGCAGCTAAGTCAAGAGGATTAGATCCTAAAGCAGACATGTGGAGATTACCTGCAATGGAAGTGGGAGCCTATGCAGAAAAAGATGCAGAGATAACTTTAAAGCTTTGGCACAAATTAAAAAAAGTAATTGTTGAAGATAGTCTACAAGATATATTTAATCTTGAGACCGATCTCTTTCCTTGTTTAGTCGATATGCGCCACCTAGGTGTTCGGGTAGATATCGAGAAAGCCAGTCAATTGAAAATAGCACTGGCAGCAAAAGAAGAAAACCTATTACAACAAATAAAAATAGAGACAGGAGTAGATACTCAAATATGGGCTGCAGCAAGTATTGCGAAAGTTTTTGAAAAACTGAACCTACCTTATAGCCGAACTGAAAAGACTGACTCTCCTTCATTTACTAAAAATTTTATAACTAATCATGATAATCCTGTAGTGAACATGATAGCAGAAGCTAGAAAAATAAACAAGGTCAGAACAACATTTATTGATACAATTTTAAAACATGAACACAAAGGCAGAATCCATGCAGATATAAATCAAATACGATCTGATGATGGAGGAACCGTTACAGGACGATTTAGTTATTCGAATCCAAACCTACAGCAGATACCCGCCAGGGATCCGGAAACAGGGCCTTTACTTAGATCTTTATTTATACCTGAAGAAGGTTGTAAGTGGGGAACATTTGATTACTCGCAACAGGAACCAAGGCTCGTTGCACACTACGCATTAAAATTTTCTTTACCTTCTGTAAATGCAATTGCAGATTCATATGAAACAGATCCTTCAACAGACTTTCACAAAATTGTAGCTGAGATGGCACACATTCCTAGATCACAAGCAAAAACAATTAACCTTGGATTATTCTATGGTATGGGTAAAGCAAAACTTCAAGCAGAGTTAGGTGTTGATAAAGATCATGCTGAAGAATTATTTTCACAGTACCACGCTAAAGCACCTTTCGTAAAACAATTAATGAATAAGGTTATGACTGCAGCACAAAGCAAAGGACAGATTAAAACATTGTTAGGTAGACGTTGTCGGTTTCCTAAATATGAACCTATATTACGTGGTGCTGATTGGGGAACATACGTGCCACCAGAAGATCATGAAAGAATGTTGGAATTAAAAGAAATGGGAGCATATTTAAAAGATTTTGAAGGTAATATTATTTGCAATTCTGCGGGTCTTCCAAAGAAAAATTATTGGCATAATAATGATACTCGTAGAGCTTTTACATACAAAGCATTAAACAAATTAATTCAAGGTAGTGCAGCAGATATGACTAAGAAAGCAATGGTTGATTTATATAAAGAAGGTTTAATAGGTCACATACAAATACATGATGAATTAGACTTTTCTATAGAATCAGAAAGTCAAGCAAAAAAAATAAAAGATATTATGGAAAATGCGGTTGACTTAGAAGTGCCAAATAAAGTAGACTATGAGTCTGGTCCTAATTGGGGAGAAATAAAATAATGTACTATGGCCTATTTAAATGCTAATATACCGCCGATTTATTGTAAAATAAGGAAGGAGTATCTTTATGATCTTAAAGAACATCAAGGAGAGTATAGTGACTGCGTTATCTTTGGTCTGGTCTCTATTTCAGGTCGCGCACTCTTATTTAACATCATGCTACCCAATGGTGCGTGCTTTTGGCGTTTGCCTATCTCAGCGTTTTTCCAAAAACATTATGACAGAGCCGATGTGCCGGATATGCAGACGAACGAACTTCAACTGTGGAATTGTTTTAGTTACTATCCTAGTGTGCATTGCTTTGATTGGTTGGCTGGTATAGACGGAAAATATCTAGGTAAAGATAAAAAATTTTACAAAGGTCAATACTTATTTACGGTTGACTGGGCTCATCCAGAGACTAATATA